CTTATCTTCCAAAAAGAAGCTGCTGGAGTTGTTGAGGCTATAGGTCCTCAAGTACAGGTAACATCAGGAGATGTGTCTGTTGTATACCAAGGCGATGTAATCTTAGGAAGACTCGCTATGGGAGCAGACTACTTAAACCCTGCTGCTGCTGTAGAACTATATGTTGGTGCAACAGCTCCTTCTGCGTTCTAAATTTATACACTTTATACGGGAGCTTCGGCTCCCTTTTTTTTATGGCTATTCCAATAAGCACCGATACCGAACTATCCGCAGTGAACTCCATCTTGGGTAGCATTGGTCAAGCACCTATAACTTCTCTACAAGCATCTGGAGGCATAGACCCTCTTGCAAACCCAGAGATATCATTTATTAAAAATTTATTAGACGAAGTCAACAAGGATGTACAAACTTCTGGTTGGCATTTCAATACACATTATAGAGTTAAACAGAGCCCTGATGCTCAAGGCAACTATGTGATTCCACAAAACGCTATACTTTATGATATCAGTGATGGTCAAATAGATAGAGACACAGATGTAATAAAAAGAAATGGAAAGTTATATGACTTAGTACATCAAACAGATGTATTTACTAAGGACTATTTCTTTGACATTATATCTCTTCTACCGTTTGCAGATGTACCTCCAGCTATACAAAGATACATTATAGCTAGAGCTGCTGTAAGAGCTGCAACACAATTAGTTTCTAACGCAGACTTAGTAAAACTTTTAAAGTTAGAAGAAGAACAAGCTAAAGCAAATGCTTTAAATTACGAGACAGAACAAGGAGATTATAACTTCATGGGCTGGCCGGCTGAAAGTAAATACAGAGCGTACCAACCTTACAAAGCACTTATCAGATAATGGCAATAAAAATTAAATTTGAAGATGCAGATGGTAAGGTGTATACAACTCCAGTTATAGAAGATACTGATGATGTCTATAGACGTCCTAGTGTTATACATGGAGATGAAGGTCCACGAGACTTACCACCTCTTACCAAGAAGAAGAAAAAATCTAAAAAAAGGATTGCATAATGGCAAACATAACACAAACTATACATAGTCTGAATGCTGGTATATCTCAACAACCTGACGAGCAAAAGATACCCGGTCAGGTTAAAGATATGAACAATGCAATTCCAGACATTACACAAGGATTGTTAAAGAGACCGGCTGGTAAGTTTGTGTCAACATTAACTGGTTCCACAAATACTGGTAAATGGTTTCATTATTACAGAGATGAAAACGAACAATATGTAGGTCAGGTACAGCAAGACGGTACTGTAAAAATGTGGGACTGTCTTACTGGTAACCCTAAAACTGTTGTTGATGTTACTGATACCAGAACCTCCGGTAATTTATATACGTATGCAGATGGTACAACAGGTACTAAATATCTAAAACATTCAGCAGATGATATGATTCAAACCTTAACTCTGAATGACTTTACCTATATAACTAATAGGAATGTCAATACAGAAATGAGGACAGACACTGCTGATTTAGAACCTGTAGGAGATTTTTTAAAAGAAATATTTATTGAACTAAAATCATTATCTTATGCAAAGCAATATTCAGTAAACGTATTTGATAATACGAATACTCAATCAGTTCACACAGCTACACGTATCAACGTGACTATGGTTAACTCTAGTAATAACTATTGTGATACAGGTTTCTATATGAGATCTCATGCCGATAGAGGTAATACTCCTAATGCTAGATGTGGTACACAAGCTGGTGATGGTAGAGATGCGTTTGCACCTAACGTTGCTACACGTATTTTTTCTGTAGATAGTAATAAAACTCTCACTGACGAAGGAGCTACTGGAGGTGTAAAATCTGACGGTAGTAATACTGATACTAACTATAGTTATCAAGTCAACGTATATGACGTTAATAATAATGGTAGTCAACAGGGCAGAAAGAATTTATATTTTCGTATAGCTACAACTGGTCAGTCAGTACCTTATACAGAAGGTTCTGGTAGTAGCCAAACAACTACATATCAGGCTAGATATACTACAACTTACGACCTATTACATGGTGGTGAAGGTTGGAGAGAAGGAGATTATTTCTATGTATTTATGGCAGATGCCTATTACAAAATTACTATAGAAGAATCTAGTGAGTCTATTGTACAAGCAAACTTATCTCTTGTTAGACCACAACCTACACCCTTTGACACAGAGACTACTATCACTGCTGAGAGTATTCTTGGAGATATAAGAAGAGAACTTACTGGAAATGATACTAATACAGGTAATGGATTTACTGTTACACAAATTGGTACAGGACTACATGTAAAAAGAACTGGCATATTCAACGCCTCTACGCCCGTAGGAGAGCTGTTAAATGTTGTTGCTGGTAAAGTTAACGATGTAGGTGATTTACCGTCTCAGTGCAAGCACGGTATGGTTGTAGAAGTTATTAATAGTGAAGCTGAACAAGATAATCATTTTGTTAAGTTCTTTGGTAACAATGATAAAGATGGTGAGGGTACATGGGAAGAATGTGCTAAGCCGGGTAGAGCTATAAAGTTTAATGAAACTACTATGCCTATCATTCTTATCAGAACTGCTGATGGTAACTTTAGACTTACAGAACAGAAAGGTGGTAACTATACTATTGCTGGTAAGAGTTATGCAGTTCCACAATGGGACAACGCTATAGTAGGTGATGATGTAACTAACCCAGAACCTTCATTTATAGGTCACCCTGTAACTAAGATGTTGTTTTTCAGAAATAGACTTTCTCTACTTTCTGATGAATATATAGTTATGTCTCGTCCCGGAGACTTTACTAATTTCTTTGCTAAGTCAGCTATACAACTTATAGCTAGTGACCCTATTGATATAGCAGCTAGTTCAGAATATCCAGCTACTTTATTTGATGGGATACAAGTAAACACTGGTTTAGTTTTATTTAGTAAAAGCCAACAATTTATGTTGACTACGGATAGTGATGTATTTAGTCCTACCACTGCTAAGATCAATGCCCTTTCTACTTACAATTTTAATTTTCAAACTAATCCTGTTTCTCTAGGGACTACAGTTGGTTTCTTAGACAATGCTGGTAAAAACTCCAGATTCTTTGAAATGGCACAAGTACAACGAGAAGGAGAACCACAGATTATAGAACAAAGTGCTGTTGTATCTAGGTTGTTTGAGAATGATTTAAAATTAATAAGTAACTCTAGAGAAAACTCACTTATATTATTTAGTGAAGATGACCAATCAACCTTATATGGCTATAAGTATTTCGATCAAATTACTGAAAGAAAACTAGCTTCTTGGTTTAGATGGACTTTACCGGGTATAGTTAAATATCATTGTATGCAGGATGATGCGTTGTTTGTAGTTATGCAGAATGGTAACTCTCGTGAGTTACTTAAGTTTGCTATAAAAATGGATGCTAACACTGTATCTCTTAATGATAATAGAGTGCATCTGGATTACTTAATGCCAGTATCAGCTCTAGCATCTAGTGCTTATAGTGGTGGTAAAACTACATTTCCAAAACCAAGCGGTTTAAATGGTGTAGGTAATTATGCAGAAGTAACAGTTAATGGTAGTAATCTAGAAATACAAGGTGATTGGACAGGTCAGGCTTTCTATATCGGTTACTTATATACAATGTCAATTACAATACCTACATTGTATTATGTAACTCAGACTGGTCAAAATTTCAGATCTGACACTAGATCAGATACTATTCTACATAGAGTTAAACTTGGATTTGGTCCTGTAGGTATATACGAAACTACATTGACTAGAATAGGTAGACCAGACTATACAGAATTATTTGAAGTAACTCCGGCTAACCAAATACTAGCTAACACTACAGGTATATTTGACGATAATAATTTAAGAACCGTACCCATATACGACAGAAATATAAACGCAAGTTTAACAATTAAATCAACACACCCTGCTCCTGCAAACCTACATACACTTACGTGGGAAGGAGTACTTACTAATAAATATTATCAACGTGTATAACATCACCCTTACC